ATCTGCTATTCCACCACCAGCATAACCTATTCTTCCGCCTTGAGCTTTACTTGTTTTTTCTTGTTCTTTAATTATTGCTACAAAATCTTCAATTGGCATAGGTGTATTACCATCTTTTATCATGTCTTGAGCATATTTTGAGTACAAATTAGCATAGTAATCCGCACCATTAGCATAACCTATTCTTCCACCGTCTGCTGCAAACATTCTTTGGTCAACACCAAACTGTGCTCCGTGAGCAGCTGTTCCATAATTTGCAAAAGGTAAATTACCTCCTGGTAAAAAAGGATTTCCAGTTGCAGTTGCAACTTCAGTTTCTGGTGCCACTGCTGGTGCCACTGCTGTACTTATTGGGTATGGATAAATAATTGGTTTTGGACCATCACCACCTAATCCCATGTCTCTTTTATAAGCACCTAAATCTCCTCTGTATTTAACAGTTGGATTATTAAATCTTTCTAATAAAAAATCTCCATAGTTCATTGCTTCTGGCATTCCAGCATCAGAAGCACCTGGTTCATAATTAAAAGCATCGTTTACAAAAAAATTACTTAAATCCTCATCATCTAATGATGATGGTGGTGTAATCCCCATACTTATTAAATAATCTTTGTAAGCTTTTCTATATTTTGCAATTCTTTCTGTTTGTCCTGGGATAATTAAACTTGCATTAAATGCAGCTTTTGTTCTATTATTTATAATATTTTTTATAATACCATCATCGTCTTTATCTTTTGGTTCTGGTCGTACATATCCTGGTTTAATAGTTGTAGGCACATATGTTTTATCGACACCTGGATGATGAACAGGTCTTGGATCTGGTGATTTTGTAGTAGGTCCAAATCTATCTGGATCCTCTCTTGGTCCTCTGTCTGAACCTGAATAATCCCTACCACTTCCTAATGAAGTTGCTCCCCCACCTGGTGGTTGATATTTTGGTCTTGTACCATCTGGATTTTTCTTTACTAATAAATCTGCTCCTGTATGAGGAACTAACCTAGGATTAGCTATTCCACCTTCATTCATACCTGCTCTAGCTTGTGCTACAAATTCTTCAAAAGACATTGGTTGTAGTCCTTGTTCTTCCATTTCAAATACGTATTGTTGATATTGTTCTTCTAATAATGGATCAGCAGCAGAAGCCATGCCTGATATAGCT